ATAACCTCCTTGACGGTACGGCTGGACAATCCAGCCGTCACCGTTTTACAATTAACGGAGTATATAACATCTGCACAAAGAGAGGTTGATTCCGCTAATTATTCGGAGAATGATTATATCGAACAGGTCCTTGATACAGCATGTTATAAACTCGCAATGGATGGGAAATTTCCTGAAATACAGTCAATATCACAGAATGGTTTAACAAGTTCATTTTCTGCAAATGACCCGGAGAAATACAGACGCAGAATCACAGAGCGCAGGCAGGCTCAGCTCGTGGGATGTAGTAGCGCAGAATGAATACCCGGTCAATGCAGGCTTTCGCAGCTTCCAGGATAAAGACAGATACCGTTTATCTGAATTATCCGGTATTTGTTGACTCCGGAGACGGTTCGTCAGTCGTTACTCCCTCGTCTACCCCATGTCAGGCTTCAGTTAATGACTTAAATTCAAATGATATTCAGAGGCTTGAAAAAGCAGGCATCATAATAAAGCAGGGCGTCACGATTGTAATTCATTCAGCACCGTATGATTATGAACCGGAAGGAATAACATATTCAGGTAAAAATTACAGGCCCGTAAACTGGGCAGTAACTACAGAAAATGGGAATATAACTGTTGTCACAACTTGCGAGGAAGTTTCCATCCCGGCGGCAACTGTATGACAATCTATGAAAAATATTATGCAATGAATGCAGCTTTAAATACCGCGCTAATTGCACAGGGTGTAATCTGTCCAATATTTAAATATGGTTCAGTGGTAAAAAAGGGAAACGGGTACCCTTCGGTTGATGGACAGCCGGTATCATACCCATATATTCAGACTACTTTCAGAGTCACAAAGCGCCAGCCGAACGGGTCAAGTACAAGCGGGACTCTGATTGATTTTGAATTTACTTTAAACTTTTTTACAGCCGCAGCGAATGAAAGGATGAATGATTCCTCATTATTTGAACCTTATGAAATGGCAAGGGAACTTATTGTTAACCCTGATTTTCTGATATGGCGAGGTATTGCAAATGTTCTAAACCACGATGAGACACCCGAGTTTAATTTTCATGGTGGGTTAGAAGTTTTGCAAAAAGGCTTGATTTTTAGATGCCAATCTGTAGTATCTCATGTAATAGACTTTACAGGTAAAGATGTGCCGGTAGACTTGGCGATTGAAGTTGTTGAGGATGCCATAAATTTTGAAATTTGAGGTATTGTAAATGAGCAAGAATTTTATATCAGTAGTTTCAAGTTCAACGACCGGGGCGCTCGGTAGTCTACCCCGTAGCATGGTTTTTGCAACAAGGGAAGTAATAACCGGATATACTCCGGATGTGAACTCAGGGCTTATAACTGTAACAGAGGCTATGGTCCCAGATTTTGAAGTCGCAAACCCGAACGCATATGGTACTAATCAATTTCTTGATACAGCTTTTGCGGGTTCTGCGAAGGATTCAAAGGTTTATATCCTCAGTACCGGCGGGTCAAGTACGGCATTGACATCTGATATGCTTGATAAAGCGAATTATACCCCGCGTTCATGGAGCTTCCTTTGTGTGGGGTCTCAGACAAACGGACTTGAGGATTCAGCTAATTTTCTTGCAGACTGTAAGGTTGCTTCAGATTGGTGTACACCGGCAAAACATAAAATATTTTTTCATGCCTTTTCTATGGCAGACGGGGGGACTCTTCCGGCAGCTCTTCTGCTCGGTGGAGACCTTACAAAAAATTCAAGGACAATCTCAATTATTACAAATGCTCATACAACTATTGATGCCAGTACAGATGTATATCACAATCCACTGCAGGCTGCTCTTTGTTGGGCGCTTTACGGGGGCACCCCAGCGAGGTCAATCGGTTCTCTCTCAGATTGCCATGATCTCCCCGGCGTAGACGGAGATACTTATAGCGCAGCAACAAGGGCATATATAGCGGGTCAATCGCTTATGCAATACAACGGAGCGCAGGATCAGGGCGGTTCACTTTTCTGTTATGACACATATATGAACGATGACGCAAATCCGCCGACAACTCCGGAAATAGAGACAGTAATCGCGCAGGATTATATTGACGATTATGTCACAGTTTTTGTCAGAAACGCTCTTCAGGCTGCCGGACAAACCGGGGTTGAAGCGAGTATGAAAGGAGTTGGCCAGATTTATTCTCTTGTCAATTCTGCACTTCAGACATTGTGGAGTCTTGGGGTGATACAAACTAATGCTGCAGGGAACGCGGCTGATTATACTTTGATAATGCTTTCTAAAACTCAGATTGACGGACTTAACCCGAACTGGCAATCTGAAGGGGTTATTCCCGTTGGTAGTATAGTAGGCAACATTAGGGCTTATGCCGCTGTTCATTATGCAACAATACAGTTCAACTTTAATTAAGAGAGGTTAAGAGATGCCACAGGAATCTTTATCAATATCAATAGGCGAATGTATAGCAACCTTCACAGACCCGCTTTCAGGTGATTCAATTACCTTTGCAGGGGATACAATGTATAATGAAGATGAGCTTCTTGGCGAAATCACCATGAAGACAGAGAGGGGCGAAAGGTTTATGTCAGCGGACGGCACAAGAGACGTTGTGATGCAGTCAATGCCCCGCGCAGGTGAAAGAGACGTGACTTTTCTTCTTGGCACTGATTATGATAAACTTTTGTCATGGGGACAGGCGAGGATTCAGAAAATATTTGACTTTGACTTTTATTACAAATATGACACCGCGTCAACTGAAGGGGCAAGGATTCACCGTCATAAAAGATGCTTTTTCAGCACCCCTCCGATCCCATCAATTGCACGAGGTAAAGGTTATATAACTGCAAAAATATCTTTCGGTGATGTCGCGGTAATAAACCCGGCTACAGGAGCAGAAATATAAATGCTGTTCGGCAAAGGTCAGGCGTTAGAAAACGAGTTCCCGCGCATATCCCGTGCGCGGATGCTCAATACCATTGATTCTGAAAGCAAAGAGACCGGGGACGGTACTACATCCGCACCGACTGAAGAAGAAAAACGCTGGTTTGAGATTATGAAGTCCACAGTCCCGGAGCTTGAAAAGATCCGGAAAAAGTTGTCAGTCTGCGCGATTTCTGAGGTCATATCTTATGACAAAAACCATGTTACTTTTGTCTATGATGGTGTCAATTATACTGTCAATAAACCTGTCAACAGTCTGAAAATCGCAAGAGCCAGGGAATATTCTGCGATGTCGGCACTTGAAGAACTTAATGCTCAGCGATGTATAACGATCGGGCAGGTTCCTATCCCTAAAGATTTTTCAGGAGTTGACGCGGAAGTCATCCAGCTAATGTCAATGATTGCGGATAAATTTTTTTTTATGCCTTATCTTTAATTGATTTTGATTTTTTAATAGTAACAAAAATTTTATCATATACCGAAGCCGAAAGAATTGATTTTTACGAAATTGAAAGATTGGAGATAATGGCGAAACTATATGGCCGGTAAAACCTTAGAAGAATATTTTGTCAGCCTTGGAATCAAGGGTCAGGAAACTGTTTTAAAAAATATCAAGGACATAAAAAAACAAGCTGACGCTCTTACGAAAGGTAAAACCTCTGTCAATTTAAAAGGCAAAGGCGGTGTATCTGGTAATAATATACCTCGCCCTGGCAATCCTCAGACGTCCCCCACGCCTGAACAAAAAAACGAAGAGAAAAACCAGAAAAAACAAGATAAAAATACGCGGCAGTTTTCGGAAGGAGCAAAGAAATTCGGGAACGCTGCAAAAGACTTCGCGCGTTCAGCGGAAGGATTTGACCCCGTATCTGTAATTCAATCCGGCATATCCAGTATCGGAAAATCATTTTCAAATATAAATGTATTTGGAACTTCTCTCGGTACACTTCCCGAGGGTGTCGCAGATATCATAAATTCTATGGTAAGCATGGCATCGGGCGCGGTTAATCTTGCGAAATCTTCTGCGGCTACTCAATATAATCTTGAAAACAGAAACGCCACAATGAAATATTATGGCGGTGAGGGTATAGGTCAGGGGGGGATGTCGCGCGCTCAGCATTCAGAACTGATAATGACCATTGCGGGATCATTCGGGAGAATACAAAAACCACTTCAAGAAACTGTGAATAAATTAGTAGAGTCTAAAAACACTGACGCTCTTTCTCGTGTGGCCGGGGGGAACTGGGCCTCCACGGGTACAGATAAAGGCTGGTTTTTGCAGCAAATTTCTAATCAGACTCAGGGGCTTCCCCCTTCTATTGCACAGGCAATACAAAACTCATTGCTCAAAAGTAACGCCGGGGAAATCCAGGGTAAAGGCGATGAGAAGTACGCGCAGGAAGTGAATGTTGGATGGATGAATCAAGCCGAAAGGCAAAATAAAGAAGTATTTGAAGCGACTTCATCTCGATATAATGAATTACTTTCTCTGAGTAATAAATTTAATACAATGCAAATAAAAATGGTGGAGTCCGGAGTCGGATTTGCTTCGGCAATTGATAAAGCGACAACTGCCATCTTAGAGTTACCAAAAACAATAGATAAAGCAAAGGCGGCTATGGACAAATTGCATGTCCCGGAATGGGCAAGACCTTCGATATTGGGTAAATAATGTTTAGTTTAAACCCGGCAACTTTAATTACAAATGCAGTAACTTCGCTTGTGAATTCAGCGGTCATTATAGGTATGCCCTGTCAGGGTGCACCGGTTCCGCTTTTCTGCCTGTGTGAGTTCCCGGAGGAAACTATTCACGGGGCTGTAACTCTGCCGGGAGCTTTAACTCAGGCGGGGGAGATGAAAACCCGATCTGTGATTCAGCCTTCGACTGTTGAGTTATCTCTTGCAATGGCAGAGCATGACAATAAAAATTCTGATATATTTAAAACTGTTCAAACAGCTTTAACAGCTATCGCAGTTTTAATAAATGAAATTGCATCATACGGTTCTATACTCCCGAACTTATCAGGATTGACATCCGGGTATATAGCTTCGCAGATTTCGTCACTTTTTCAAATGAAAAATAACATGATGCCGATTATGATTTTAAGCAATTATTTTTCACTCGGAGTTTTACAGCAGAATACATCCTATCTCTCTTCGTCCTGGTATATTGAAGAAATTGAAGCAGGGCATGAAGGCGGAAAAGATGGTATTATTATTAAGATAAAATTGAAAGAACAATTTACTCCCCGTAATGTTTCAGGTATTAAAGGTATGGCTTCAACGATAGCCGGGGAGCTTGTCAGTCCAATTGCTGGTACAGCGGTCGGAGGTCTATTTTGAGTAACTGGGTTGACCTTAATAATGCAATAATATCAACAACCTTTTCTTTTCCTACTCCTGCAAAAGGCACGCGGTCATCTATTCAGTGTAAAAATGGAGAAATCGCTACATGGGAATATGACTCTACAGATGACAATGGAGATAAGATTTTAATTTATGATTCTTCGACGGGTGAGGATATTCAAATTGCCTGTTTATATGCGATACCCGGTAGAGATATTTTCTGTGGGTTGTTTTCTACCGGTGCGATTCCATCTTTAGGGATAACAGACGAGAACTGTATATTTTACAGGGTAGATTATTAATGCTGATTTTTTATGTTAAAAAATCTAACGCAGCAGCCACCATAACACAGCCTGTTGTTGTAATTGACGCAATGAGCAGTGACGATAGATTTACTACAAAAGAAATTTTGTCAGCAATGAAAGAGAATGCACCGGATAATGTTTCTTTAATACCTCCTGCCGTTTTTTCTTGTGAATATTCCGCTCAATTTGAACATGTAGGAATACCGATTGGTTCAGCCTTAAAATCTTTTTTTTCGGCAACTATCAAATCTCCATCAGCTGATCTCATTCTTGCTTTTGCTCCGACTTTTAATAATTCCGCAAGCAGCATCTCTCAAATGAGTGATCCTAACTTTAAAGTTCCAAATGTAAAAACAAATATTACATACGCGGCTATGGTAATAAAGGGGGCATATGGGAATAAAACAATTTCCCGAAAATTTATTGTATATGCTGCCCCGCTTTATCCTGACCCTTATGGAACTTTAATCACTATGGTTTTACAAGGCGCGATGGTTGACGATGTTTTAATAAAAGGTTCAGTCGCTGTCCAAATAGACAAAAAAACATCTTTTAGAATTCAGATGAATAAATTTTTAAGCGGATTAAATCCTCCGATGACCGCTAATTATAATTATATGTCTCATGCAAATAGTATCCCGGCTACAGAAAGATTATTTCCACCTATGAAATTGAACAATCTTTTATCTGAAATATGTTTACAGAATAATTTGATTTATACAATTGATTACTCAAAAAATGTAGTTAATTTTTACGGGGCAAATCAAGCCAGTGCCCCGGAGACTCCAGAATATATAATTCCAGAATTTTCTTTTCTTGGCTCTGTAGGTTACATGGCGTGGGGTCTTGGCGTAGAAAATTATGCAAATATAAAATTCAAATCAGCGATTTTCGACTGTAAACTATTTAACAAGATAACAATTTATAACGATATAAAAAGCGCGTTTTTTGGTGGGTTGACAAAAAGCCCCTCCGCTTTAGCTGTGAATATAACTAATGCATATGACGCATGGATAATCCGTTATGCTATAAGGTGGAGCAGACAAGAGGCTGTTTGCGAAATTACCGCTTCTAATAATTGGGTGATGTCTCAATTTAGGGTTGACGGATTGATGGAAACTGCCATATATGAGGCATCGGGATTATTATGATATATTCAGCGACTATAAAACAGGCAGGAACAGATACAGGCACATGGCTTGTTACTCCTCTTTATACGAGGGAAGACGGCCAGCCCGCACCTGACATTCTCGCGCTTGCCGCAAATGGCCTTGAACCTGTCGCCGGGGACATAGTTCTTTGTGCAGAGGGAATAAATCCCTTTGACCATTCATCTGTCAGGTCTTTTGACAACAACGGGGGAGCAAATCCTTTAATAATCGCCACGTTCGCACAGCTCATTACGACGCTGTTTGATGTAGTGATAAAGGGGAAGACCACTCTTGGCGCGGGAACTTATAAAATGGTGCTCGGCGACCAGCTCGCTACATGGGCGCAGGCGAAGGATGCAGAAATAGCCGCTCTTTATGCGTGGGGCGCAACAGGAGTTGCGCCGGGGCCTACCGGAGGCATCTCCCCTTTCCCTGGAACTCCGGCAGAAGTAAACTGGAACGCAAATAATCTGTCAGAGAATCACAAACTGGATTGAGGAAATGGCAATAAAACTTGACGGCAACGGCGATATAGTTCTTAACTCTTCAACAGGGCGATCTGTTCAGGTCTCGGGGCTGGAATCTCTTGAACAGGATGCAATGTCAGAATGCAGGTGTGAACAGCAAGGCTGGTTTGCGGATGATACATATGGTCGAAATCCTCTTGTCTGGAAATTGCCGACTTCAAATAATGATAAAGTCGCAGACATAAAAAGAATAGTAACGAAATATTATCAACCGCAATCAATCTCAGCATCTTCTGATGGATTGTTTGTGGTGAGCTGAGGAAATAATTATGCCGATTGTAAACGGAGTCTTTACACCTTTAACTCTTGAAACTGCATTAAATCAGGTGATCTCTGATGCTCCGGCATCTATTGTATTTTCTCCTGGTAATCCTCCGGAACTGATACTCGCGAATATGCTCGCGCAGGCTGCGGTATATGTAGATGAAAACGAAGGTGAGGTTATGGCTCTTTTTATGTCCCCCGTGGGGGCTATGATTGACGCGATGAATCCGAACAACCCCCGTAAAGCTGCGACATATGCGAGTGGTTACGTGACTATATCAAACGCGACAGGTTCAGAGGTCACAGTCCCGGTAGGAACGGTTCTAACCGCTTCAAACGGGTCGCAATACCAGACTACATATATCGGGGTTATACCAGATAGCAGCAGCCTGAATGTTCCGATAACCGCCATTGAATCCGGAGTTGACGCGAATATAGCCGCTGGACAGACATTCACAATAACCGGATTCTCGTCTCTTACCGCTGCAAATCCTCTGCCGTTTTTAAATGGAGCGGCGGCGGAAAGTGACGCAGTTTATCTGAACCGGATTATTTCAGAGCGTACAGAATACGGCGCACAGAATGGTCCCGTAGCGGTCGAAACTGAGGTCTTGAAATATTATCCTGATGCTCACATGTATGTGAATAATACGGGAGTTTCTTTATCTGATCCTGTGCCGGTACCTGCAAACGGCTATAATCTTATTGTAAAAACACCTTCCGGTGTACTTGCCGATTCATATGAGATAGCACCGGCTCTGAATATTCTTGCCAGTAGGCTTGAATTTATAAACAGCCAGAACGTCGGCAATGCGCTTCATACAGTTTTAAGCGGGAGTGTTTTAAGCTCGGGTGTACCACTCAGTTATTATTTTACAGTCGCGCAGGCAGTAGAAACGACAATAGCAATGACTATAAATATCAGAGCTTCAAGCAATGCGACAGAGGCGGAGCTTATTTCCCAGGCAAACAGCTTCGCCGCTGCATTTTTAAATAGACTTATGACCATGTTCTCCGGGATAAACGGGGCATCTGATGTGACTTATGATGACGGTGTACACGCTCCGACAGTTACGGCAATAGATATAACTGGAACGGAGGCACAGTCAGGGACAATAGCTCCTCAGTTCGGAATCGGGACTATTATAGCACTGGTTAATGATTTATCAACAATGGGAGATACCCCGCAAATATTATTTGACGAAGTGGATTCTATGACTATTACCATTGACCCGAACGTTGCGGGAGAGTCTTCTGTGGTTATGACAATCGGAGGCGGAACAACATTTGTTGACTTCAAAAATGATGCTCTGTTTTCTGATTATACCTCTTTTTATGATAGGTTTATGTTTATTGATCCTGCAAATATTACAATCACGATGGCGGTGTCTGGATGGATGTAACAGATTTCACAGTCGCCAATCTTACACCGCCGGGATATTTTAATCTTGGCCCGAATGCTTTGCAGTCTACAAAAGATTACACGCAGTGGTGGAATAATATTCTTTCCGGAATGGCAGAGAATTCTGTTAATCTGAAAAAGCTATTACTCACTCCGTGGCTGTATGATGATTATCCTACATCCGGCCCCGTAGTTCCGTGGTTACAATATTTACTTAACATGTACGGGGTGGGGTTCTTTGTGGGTTTGAATTCTCAAGCCGCATATTTGTATCAACTTGTTTCTTCTGCATGGAGTACCAGCACTATATTTAATATTCAGATGATCTTACAAACTTTTTCTTTACCTCCTTTTTCATGGTTTACAGAAGGCTCCCCTCCAATTACCGCGGGTAATCTTATATCATCCATTATGGATACTGGATTTCTTATTTATTCAACATCCGGAAGTGCGCCGGCCACTCCTGCGCCATCAGATTACAGCCCTCGCGCATGGGAAGTCCCGGCGGGATGGACTAATAAAGCGGCTTCAGCAATATATTATTGTCGTGGTTATATATCGGGGGAGAAAATTGTATGGAGTACCCCGCGTTCAATTTCAGACTTTGAAAATGCTTATGTATTTTCGGAAAATCTCCCCATTGCGGTTCCTTCTACGGGGACTGTAGCAATTATACATGATGACGGTAGTGGAGATTATGGGGCTGTTTATTATTCAGACGGCTCGGCGTGGAGAAAAAACTCAACTCCTAACGCTGACTTAGGGCTCGTTAACACTGAAACAGGAGTAAGGCCAGTCCCGGAAGCAATTACCGTATGGGCGCCGAATCCGGCAACAGTATCATATGCCATAGACTCGGCAGTTCCTCCCCCATCAACAGGGCCGACAGAAGGCTATGGGACTTTCGCGACATTTGCGGATACTGCGATATTTAATGATCAGATTACAATATCGGTTTTACAGATTGCGGGTGGAGATGTAGCTCTTGCAACATTGATTGAATTACTTCGTAGAGTAAAACCGGTGAATAAAGTTTTTTCTCTTGATGTTTCCGGAACTGTATATACAATAACAGATGTGAGGCAGAAATAATATGACTATACCTTATCCGATAGATCCCTCTTTACCTTCTAACCCTTCTCCACTTTTCAGTGATTCAGAAGCAGTCAGAGGAGATCATCTCCGGGCTAACAATGCCGAGATATGGGCCAACTTTACTGAAATAGTTGAATCCATACTGGGGAACGCGAGTCTCAGCACAGACGGCACCTTCGCGGCTCTCAGTGATTTATTGTTCCCTTCTCAAAAAGCAGTATATACGTATATAAATTCTTTACTTCCCGTTGGTTCATCAATTGATTATTCAGGAACAAATATTCCTACCGGTTGGATGAGAGAAGATGGAAGTTCTTTATTAAGATCTCTTTACCCTGCTCTTTTTTCAGCTTTAACAAATGGCCCGATACCTGTAGCTTTTGGGACTGACGGCAGTTTGTTCTGTTCTTTAACTGGGCACGGATTAAATACAGGTGATTGTATTTCATTTACTACAACAGGGACACTTCCGGGCGGACTGTCTCCGTCTATAAATTTTTACGTTATTTTTGCCACGGCTAATACATTTTATATTGCTACTACCTATGCAAATGCCATAGCAGGTACAAAAATTTCTTATAGTTCTATAGGCAGTGGAAGTCATTATTTAACTTGGAATCCGTGGGGGATTGCAGACGCTACTCATTTTTATTTGCCAGACACTCAAGGTATAACCACAGAAGGAAGTGGTCAATTAACTACCAATGGAGCCACGTGGGGCGGTTCAAATTATAAAGGAGGACTGGGACACTATAAGCAAGATACGTCACAGGGTCACCGTCACGCTCCTCTCGCAGGGACAGGAATATATACTCAAGTTTCTTCGGGTGGTAGCAATACAGGCCCGGGAGCCGGTGGTATTTTGTATTTTCCAGCTTCTACCGGAGATCCTGTAACGGATACAGTTAATGGCACCCCCCGTTTTTCATCAATTACTTCGGGACCACGTGTAGGAAAATACAAAATTATTAAGGTGATATGATGAGAATAGATAGTGAATTAGCTTTAAAAATTTCAAGATATATTCATGACAAGTGTAAAGATGTTCCGCATGATATAGGATTGTGTATTGCCGATATAATAGAACAACACTATAAAGAGGTCGATAAATGCAACAAACAATAAAATATATGACAGACGAATACGGAAACGTATATTCAGACTTTGCACAGATTGAACCAGCCGGCGGTACGGTATGTTTTAATCCACGTACAGAAACGCTTGATAATCCAATTACTCCCGACAAAGGGAAGAGGTTAATTGTCGAGAACGGGAAATGGAAACAAATACCGATCAGTATTGAGCATGTAAAAGACGGTGATAGAATCAGGTCGAAAACTCAGGTTGAAAGATATGCAACCGGAGTTGACGAAATTCCGAAAGGAATGAAATTATCAGATGATAAAAAAGAAATTATGCCCAAAACACTTGATGAACAATTATCATCCGGGGAAATTACACAGTCTGAATATAATACAATATACAATCAGCCTGTGAAATATGAATTAAACGATATTGATATTAAATCAATCCGGTCATTGCGTGAATGGCTTGTTAAACAGCCGGATTGCCCGGAATTTTTAGAGACTTATGAAAATCAGGCAACTGCGAAAAGATCAGAATTAAAGAAATAAAATAAAAGGAGCTAATATAATGAACTGGTTCACATCTCTTCCTCAATGGTTTCAGATGTCAGTTATTGCAATTATAATCCTTCCACTTGCTTATCGTCTTATCAGATACGGATTTAAAATCAAGGTCAAAGCTCCTGGTGGCGCAGAGGGAGAAATAGATGCCGATAACCCCGAACCTGAAAAAACATCTTCTGAAAAAGTTTTAATGTCAGGGGAGGAAAAATAATGTGGAGAAAGCCTTCATTTCTCAAGGAGTTTACCTCCTTATTACTTCGCTTCTTGGTGCTGTTGTTGCTCTTGTCGTCTATATCTGGCATGGTGCAAGCCGTGACACTTTTCGTAAAATGAGCAAAATGGAAAAATGCGTGGAAAATCACAACGAAAGAATAATTGTAATTGAAACTAATTGTAAAAAATGCAGTGGTAAAAGAAAATGAAAAAAATAATTGTACTTTTTATTTTATTATTTATTGTCGGATGTTCCACGGTTCAATATAAATCAGAATACTCGCAGACTGCCTCTGAACTTGAGCAGGAATTAAAAAATGATAATCTTACCCCGGTTCAAAAGGTCATAATAAAACATGCAATAACAGAACTCAAACAGGCTCAGAAAACAGATAAAGAAAATACAGTTTTAAATGATCGGCTGATAAGTGAATCTAAAAAATCAGGAGCAGGGACTTTTGCCTATGGCCTGCTCCTCGTCTGCGGACTTGGTATTATTGCTTTTATAATTGTAAAGATTAAATATTTCTTATAGCCTCTCAATCAGGAATATTACATTGTCAATTATCCCCGGTTTAATTTCAGCAGCTTTTAAAAGCTGTTTCTTTATCTCTTCTTTCGATTTCATTTTTCTTTTTCTCCTTTTAATTTTTTCTGAAGATAATCAAGTCTGTCTTGTCGGATCTCCGAATTTTCCGGATCAATATCTATTTCGGCGGGACAAATTTTATTAAAAGGTTTTTTGCAACCTCCTTCTTTGTTCTCAAAAATACATCCATTATAACACATTTTATCTCTCCTTATTTTTATAATATTATGCGCAAGTTTATGCGCATAATAGCAGTTACCCGAAATAAACGGGCTTAACTTTTTGCCTGTTCATCATATTTCTGTATTTGAACATATTCAGAATGTAAACTTATAGTCCTTATCGTAGTAGGCCAGTATTTAGCCAAAAATATTCTCTCTGCTTCGGCCATATTCTCGGCTACTACCGAATGCTTTTGGGAATAATTAAAACCTGTTTCAATATCAAATACCTTCATAAAAACCTCCTGTAATATCGCCCGTTTACATCGGGTAACTGTCGCTAAACGTTCGGCCTATCGGCCACATTATTAAACGCACCTTGCTGTAATCCGTGTAACTCAGCCCCAATCCTGCGACTCACGGCAAAGTCTTTTCTCTGGGTGATGCGTTTAATAACGTCGTTTAGCTTTGACGTTATAAGAAATAACCGCCTCAAACTTTGGTTATATCCTTTAACATCTTAAATAATTTCTCCGTGCAATCATAACAAACATCTTCATATTTTATATGATTGCAAGCACACCCAAATTCTCTTCCACTTAATTCAAGATTTCCCCTCGAACCTTTTGGGATTATCTCTTTACAAATATCACATTTTATTATTGTTTCTTTCATAAACCTTTCCTATTATTTTGGCGGTTACATCTTATAACTGAGCTTACCCGCTTCCGGCCTACGGCACACGGCATAAAGCCGCCGCGTCGGGTAAGCAATCTCGTTATATGCAATGCCCGTTTTATTGTACGTCAAAACCTTCTAATTGTAATTTGTTGTGTAAAATATTTATTCTATCAGAAAACGAAAATAGTTTTCCCATATCTTCCCATGTCATACCTACAATTAACTTGGCACAATCCTTTAAATTTATCTTTTGCTCAATCGTTAAAGACCTATACCACGCCATTACATCCTCCTATTTATCGGGCACTGCATATAACAGGGCTTAACCGGCGTTTCACTCAATGCTGGCGCACTGCGGTTAAGCCATACTCGTTATATACAATGACTCGCTAACTTATTGTTGCAATTTATTTCACAGTCTTTTTCGCTACAATGACATCCGTTGGAATCCCAATATAATACATGTTCCATTGAACCCTCTTTGTGGACATGTACCAATTGCCCTTTGTCATTGTATTCACGTTTTAATAATTTAAACATTTTTTATCCTCGCTCGTCACTGTATATAACTGAAGTTACACGCTGCGCTGCGCTTGGCCTTCGGCACATTGCTGTCGCAACGTCGTGTAACTATGACGTTATATGAAATGCTCGCTAACTTTATTGTATTTTTCTACAATCTTTTTATACTTTTCGCCAAGCATTGACGATTCATCTGATATATATTTTTCCATATCACAAATAGCTTCTCCAAGTGCTCGCACATCATATAACTGAGAACAAGCGTCCGGCTTCGCCACATTGCCTGGATTAAACAGATTTATTACATCATCATGCAATACATATGGCCCATTATCATCTTCACGCATTGAGCCTCGGTATAGTTTAAATCTTTTCATATTTTTCAAGCCTTGCAATAATTTCGTCCAAATCGTTTACTGGTTTATTATTCAAAACAGAGATGATTCTGTCCTTTAACATCAACCCGATTTCCTTCAACTCCTTATTCTGATGTTCGAGTTCTCTGATGCATTCGATATCGCTGATTTCACGATTCTGCCATTTTTTAAATGTGTTACTCATGGTTCTGACCGTCCTTAAATCCTTTATCATATCCCTGATGGTAAGAAATTACGCAGTAAACCAAAAGAATAAAGCTGACTATGTAGATCATTTTAATTCTCCTGTTTCTTCCGGGGCCGTCCGCCTTTTTTGCCGTTCTCCCGTGACGCTTTGCTTTTCGCGTCAGTCCGGACTTTGCCGCTTGCCTTGCCTCCCTTACGTCCCATTACGCGTGCAGCTTCGCTTATATCAATTTCTGTCTCTGTTCTCTTTTTTGTCATCCTTTGACCTCCTCTTTTTAATCTTGGTTAATTTTTTGATTTCTTTTTCGGATAAATATCCTTCTGCTGCAACTGCTTCTATAGCTCCGAGAAAAACATAACTTGTCATTGTGATTACTCTCCTTTTTATTATTTATTAAAAACTATAAGGAACTTGCATGTCGTATGCAGTTCTAAAATCTACAACCGCATAATTATTTTCAGGGCCTTCTATTGTCACTCTGAAATATTTATGAAAACATTTTTTTGATAAACTGTTATTATGAAACTTCATGGCTCTTTTAGCTTCGATTTCATCTTTATAAAATTTAACGTAACTCATTTTTATCGCCTTCCTTTTTTCGTTTTGATAAATATACAATAACAAAACCCGAAGCGATTGTCAATAATAAAAATAATTTTTTTAAAAAAAAGTGCAAAAAATATGAATTTTTTTATTCGGCATTTTTTCTATTTTTGAAGATACGGACGGAGCTTTATAGGTGACATATTTAAAATTATCATCTGGAATACAGCCGGATTCAACAAGAGCATCGAGAAAGAATTTATCCACGATTGAAATTATATTCATTGTATCAAATTTACGGTTGTCGCAACGCTCAATATAATATCCGATTTCTACCTGATTCGCTTTTATCTCATATATCTCCGGATACTCTGCAAGTAATTTATTCTTGAATATTATTTTTGCCTTATTCAATACCTGAAAATGTGCGTTACGATATACATTGAGATTGAGTGAGAATTTTTTATTCCCCACCATTACATAATCATCAACGACAAAAGTTTTTATTGTCATTTTTCTGGACTCTTGAAAAATTCCAGAGTGTCCATGCGCTTATCTATGTATTCAAGAGTGCCGCGCATTTCTTTTATTTCTTTAAAAAGTTTTTTCCTTTCTTGACCGTTAAGATAAAGAGCAAATCCTATTAAAAGAATTGCAGATATTAAAAATAAATTTTGTATTTTATTCATCCTTTTCACTCTCCTTTTGTTTTTGGCATTCTGAACAATATCCGAAGTCTTTTGCCTCCCCGTCAGTCTCTATTACATATTCAATCCCGCATTTCTTACACCTGAATGTTTTTGTTTGATACTTCATTTATGATAACCTCCGGAACTTTTATTTTCCTGCGCTCTGAAAATTCTTCCTGCTTGCCTTTATTGAATTGCTGCACTGGCCTGTAATATCCGGAAATCCTGGAATAAATTTCTGTTTTAATTTTTTTCATATTCTCACCTTATAAAACTTTTATTTACAACCGGAGATTCTATTTCTTCCGGTTCTTCGCTCTCCGGATATATTCTTGAAATAATCCGGGGGAACCTTTGATTATAATCTACGAATATAGTACACGGTTTTTTAAATACGTCAACTAATTCCATACACTCTTCCACAGTATCCGGTATTGGATAACCGGCAGGCAGCGCTTCTTTCAGCCATTTTCGCGCGTGACGTTCTGCAAATCCCCCATGTTCTATGCATACCCATTCAGAGATTGAATTTAATAACCCTGTAGTGTATGTCACCCGCATGGACAGTTGACCGTTCTTTTCATGCACATAATAATTTGTGTCGTAAGGTTCGAGATTATATTCAACTGGAGGCTGATACTTTGAAATCGGTTCAGCGTCTCCGGCCATATCACCGTGGTTCACGGTGACCGGCCATTTGTATCCGCAATGTTCGCATGTCATGCATGATAAAAATACAGGTTGCTTGCATTGTGGGCATTCTTTCATCGGAGCGGTATGAACTCCGCGATCCTTTGCGGTGCCTTTTGTCTTAACTTCTATTTTATCAAGAGGGCCATGTAGGAGAAAATTCCCTGCGTAATCAAGGATAAGGAAATCTTCTTTTCCGGGGAATATCCTGAATCCCCTCCCACACATCTGATATAATAAACCGACTGAAGCCGTAAGCCTCATTAAAACGATGCAGTCAATTTCTTTGTAATTGAATCCGGTAGTCCAGCAATCAACGTTTGTAACGGCCCGGAGCTTCCCGGATTTAAAATCCTTTGTAATTCTGTCACGTTCTGAATCTGGTAATTTCGAGTGCATGGACTCACATGACATACCCAGTGCAGTTAATTCCTTCGCCACATGTTCCGCATGAAGAATACTCACGCAGAAAATAAGGATATGTTTTCGCTCTTGTGTGAGTTCGATAATTTCATCACATGCAGCGGTAATAATTTCCTGATTGTCAAAAATCTTTCCCATTTCTGAATCAATATATTCCCCAGCGCGCTTATGCAGCCCCGATGTGTCAGGCTTATGAACTGAAGACTTGCCGACAGGTTTGCATACATACCCTTCTTTTATCGCCGTTGCAAGTGGATAATCATAAATGATTTCATCAAACAGGGCCTTTTCTCCTTCAGTGAGTAACCCTTGTTTCATCCGATAAGGTGTAGCGGTAAGTCCGATTATTTTACAGTAAGGTGCAATTTCAAAAAGGTCTTTAAAATATCTTCTGTACATTGTTTCCTGTTCAGGTGAAATTAAATGAGCCTCGTCTACTATAACCAGGTTAAAACAACCGAGATTTAAAGCCTTTTTGTGGATGGACTGAATTGTCGCAAAAATAATTCTGTTATGCTCGTCTCTGCTTTTGAATTTTGCGGAATATATCCCGGCATCTATAAGTCCGAGATTATCTATAAGTTCATTATAATTCTGTTTTAATAATTCCGGCTGATGTGTGACAAACAGAATACGACAATCTGGGAACTCTTTTAATATTTTCTCCGCGATCATTGATTGAACTAATGACTTTCCCGTGGCCGTTGGCAGGCATACAAGTGAGTGCCCAGCATCCTCTGACTGATAATAATCAAAGATTGCGTCTACTGCTTCTTGCTGGTAATATCGAGGTTCAAGTTTCAAAATAAAACCCCCTGACTCCGTAAAGTTTCGAGCCGTTCGCAGCTTGATTTATAATAATCTTCGTCTTTTTCAATTGCTAAAAATTCAAACTTTTCAAGGTGACAAGCACAGGCCAGCGAACCACTGCCGGAATGCGTATCTATTATCTTGTCTCCGGGCTTTGCGTAGTTCTGTAATAGCCAGCGATAAAGGGCAATAGGTTTTTGACATGGATGACATCTCGCATCTTCCCCTGTATTTTTCCAATTTATTGTATTACCTTGAACATTTCCACGCCAACCATATCGGAATATTTTTATATTTACACCGAAAGAATGACTTGCAATATCAGCATCAGAAAGTTCTTTTAATTGCTGACCTGTATTTGCAACTTTATCATGTATTATTCTTCCTGTTTCAATTATATATTTCCCATAATAGTTAGCACCCCATATTATTCTATTTTTACTTATTCTATATAATTCATTAAAATATTCTTCTGTCGGTATTTCATTATTCCATTCAATTTTTTTATGGAAGTTTCTACTTGCCGATTGATTAAAATCTCCTATCCCATAGGGAGGATCAGTGATACAGAGAGGTATTTCCTTATCATTAAAATGCTTCATTAAATCCATGCAATCGCCATGTAAAATAACATTCCACGGTTTTCCAGCTTCAAGCCACTCTTGAATATTCATATTAATCCCTTAATTTTCTTAGTCTCTTCTTTATCTTTCTGTATGGCCTGAAAATTCTTGTTATCTGTTTTCATAGCAAGTTCAAAATATTCCATGTCGTAAAGCTGATTTGATGTGTGTCCTTTTGCCTTGCTCTTTGAATTGATATTGCAGAAACTTTCTCCAGTCGGCAGTGCATATTTAATCCAGTTTGGCACTCCTTCATCTGCTGCAACTGTTTTAAAAGGAACCAATGTATTCAAAAACAGATGTTCCTCGCAAACTTCACCCTGGCCTGCAAAATCAATATTCTTTTTATAACATTTCCAGGTTGCGTTCATAATTTTATCATCAATAATCGGCTCTGAAAAAGCACACGTTCGGCAGTTTACAGCGGGCACTTTATTGTCAAAACAGATTTCTTTCATCCTGCACCATCCGCATTTATAAAAGCTCCGATTTTCTGATAATCGCTGTGGTGGCCTGTCTGCCTTGATTATAGTTTCAGCTTTTGCGATTAAAGATACTGCATCTTTATTATTTGCTTCAGTCCGGCATGATGTATAATCCCGCCCTCCGGGTGATTCAACCGTCATATAATGCCGGGTGAGTTTAAAGGCTTTCATGTAAATTACAGACTGAGCATAATAAGTTTCATCCCATAATGCAAGAGCCTGCTTCTCTCCTTCGGATAAAATCAATTTTTTCAGGCTCTCAAACTTCTTCTCATTTACTGCTTTATTTTCCCATATATGCAGTGTTTTTGGACTTTCATAAATTCCGATAATTTTTCCGTCAAGATGTCCGGCGAAATGACCGCCGATGAGTTTTACTCCGAACTGTTCACCAGTCTCCGGGTCTTCGGTTTCAAGTTTTACCCCAGGGACTAATCGGAGACGTGCGGCCATAATATCTTCCTGTTTATACCCGTCTTCGATTGCCAATAATGATTTCAATGTCAGAGTTTCTTCTATAACATTTCGAAATCTATACCATAGCATCCTCCAGCACTGTTCGCCGATCTCTGACATACCTAAATAATTCCGTGGTTTTTTAGTAGAGGCCTTTATAATCTCCTCTGACATCGCCCGTAACGTCATGTCGTTATCAATATACTGTGATATGTCTGTCATTGTGATACCATTTTAAATTCATTCACTATTTGAGTAATAAAAACATAAACATCTGTTCTTATTTTTGGATTTTCATAATTAAAAAACACTTCAATTAACGGATTATTTGTAAAATTCAAAATAGCTACTTGTTTCTGATTCTCTAAAATAACTATATATTTAACCTCTCCCGATAGATCAAATTCATAATATAGTTGGCATTTTCTTTTTTCTGCGATTAAAGCCAACTTAATAATTTTTTCTTTTAAATTCATCTTTTACACCTCCCTGAAATATAGTTGTACAGTTTTTGTCTTTGATTTCCCGAAAGTCAGCTTGATAAATTCAGCAACTGGAAAAACAATGTCATTCCCATCAAAATGGTCTTTGTAATGCGTGTTATAATTCCCGTAAGGATCATCAACAAGGACATCTGTTATACTTGTATCATCTGCGAACTTAAACCCTACTATGCAGACAAAATGACCGGACGTTCCGCCGGAAAGAAAACCCCCGCCGATTATAACTGCCCCACCGGATTTTACATGTTCCACAATCTCTGGGAAAGTCGATTCTTTAACTATACAGATTTCGTTCCCGATTACTTTGTTCACCGCCCATGCGATGCAGACAGATGAATTCCACGGGTTATATTTTGCTCCGGGGAATTTTTTATTAAGATACTCCCATCCTTCAGGGCTATTTAAAATATCCATGAGATAATCCGGCATCTGCTCGTATGCCGCGGGCATTATATGCCCGGTATAATAAATTCCCATACTCGCAGCTGTGGTATTACATTCCGCTTTCGGCCTTCGTTTTGTAGCCATCTGGTAAAGATTTTTTAATCCGGTACTGATATTTATTATTCTCATAGATTATTCCTTTTCGTTTAATTCTTTATTTAATAATTCATTTTGTAAATTTTTAATTTGTTCTTGTTGGTCTGCTATTATATCAGACATCTCTGATATCCTTTTCGCTCCACTTTCTAAACACGTTAAAAAATTATCCATACGGCTTTTAGATATAAAATAAAATTCTCCGATTTGTTCCCGTATATTTTTGTCGCACATCTCGGTTAATTTTCTAAAACTCATTTCTTTATCTCTCCTTTTGTTTTTTTAATTTGCAAAGCCGGGCCATGAACCCGGCGGCACCTTAAATGCTCTTTGCTATTTCACGAATGAATGTTTTTTGTTTTTTGTAAAAGACGTTTATTATTTTCATTGGTTATTATCCTTTCATTGAGCTTAATGTATTTTTAACCCCGTTTATCATTTCTATGGGTACGGGAAGATTTAAAGTTTTATCTATTTCTATATATTTTTCAAACTCAGGAACTAAATCAAAAAGTTGTTTTGTGGTATTACATGAAAGAAGTATCTTTTTGATTTCAGATATTTTCTTGTTAACTTCAAGAAGTTTATCTGAATAATCCTGTATTTTTTTTTGGATATCTTTCGGTAATTCTTTAAAATTAAAAGTATCCTGAATTCCGAAATCTGGATAATCCTCACAAGGATAATATCCGTCTGTTTCTGAAGGCGCATATCTGAGATACATGGAAGATGAAATTCTCATATATTTCTTATATTTCTCCCATCCCTTCTCAATTGTAGGTTCAATTATTTTTCTGAGATCTGAGCCGATTTCAGACTCTATTCTTTTTATTTCTTCAGGACTCAATAATTCTTTTTTGATTTTGCTCTCAATTTTTTCTCGCATTGAATTTGTTATTTTCATCTTAGAACTCTCCTTCTTATTTTTTTTCTTTGCAAAGCCGGGCCATGAACCCGGCGGCAGTCTCCCCGCTCTTTGCTTATTGTTTTACAAATGATGGTTTTTTATTTTTTGTGAAACTCGAACTTGATTCTTCCGGGTCTGCGTCTTCCTGTTCCCTGTCATTAAATGGCAGATATTTTTTAATGACGTTCTGCTTTTCTCCCTGATTATCTTTCACCGAGATGAGAAGTGCCATTGCTTTTCCATGAAGTTGTGCGGTATCTTTCAGAGATTTAACACCGGTCAGCGCACAAATCGTATTCAGTTTCTGTTTCCCGATCCTTTCGGCGTCAACGCTTGAATGTTCGATGATAATATTGTCAAAAATTTTCCTGCCATCAAACTGCGGGTCAGCAATAACCTCATATGTGAATTTTATCATTGAACCGTTCCCGCTTTTGGGCGTTACAATATCAGAGTCCGTGATCTGGACTTTATATTCTCCTGCGGGGAGCGGCTCGAATCCCTGGTACTGGTCCGTTGCATCTGGTACATAGTTTAGTTGTGCCATTTTTATTCTCCTTTTTTCTTTTTAGTTTCTTTTTTGTTTTCTTCACCCTCAAAATTGAGGATAAACTTCATAATTTCCGGAGCATCTTCAAGAGTGACGATGCAATCAGGAAGATCATAACTATTCCCACTAATCCACGCGGGAGAAGTCGCCTGCAAATTAAGAACTCTATTCCCGTCTACATTAAGAGCTTTGCCCTGTTTTTTGCCGAAGCCTGCATCCTCTTTTTTAATCACTTTTTCGCGATTATAAAAAGCGCAGATATCACACCATTCAAGCAAAATAGCCGTTTCACTTTTATCAAGTTTTGCAAGCGTGTATCTGTCAAATGCGTCCGAATCCGGAGGGCTGATTTTTTCTATCATCGAATGAGCAACAAGAACTATATTCATATTTTGCTCGATTCTAAGAAGATCACAATTCTGTAAAAACATTTTCCATCCGTCACAGGCATGAACTTTTATGCCGCGCCCGAAATTAGTCTCTTTATTATTGTCGTCATAAAGAGACTTAAAGTTTTTCTTTCTGCAAATATATTCATGCAGAAGGGGCTGGAGCCAATCCACAGAATCAATTACTACGGTGCGAAAAGAAGTCCCTGACATAAGATACTCAAAAACTTCCATTACTTCTTCAAAAGTTTTAAGAACTTCCGTTTTAGATGTGTCAATATGACGAACCCGATCTTCCAGAGCGATCAGCAAAGATTCAGGAGCAGCAGCTGCTAAAGTGCTTTTCCCGATTTTGCTTTCGCCATAGATTATCAATTTACGAGGAACATTTTCTTTCCCTCTTCTTATACTTCTGGCATCAAACATTATTTTCCTCCTTTTTGTTCTTCCAGTATAATTTTTTTGCGATGCTTATTTTAAGTCTTGTTTCTTCTGATCTTTTTTCACCCTTTTTAACCTCGCTCATCTTTTTTCTGTAATTATCATCTCTGATATATTTACTATTTGCTTCGCCGATTTTTTTCTTTGCTTCTTCTGTAAGTTTTTTCCCTTTATGGATTAATCCTATTTTCTTTTTTGCCTCTTCTGTGTGTTTCCGGCCTTTGCCCGCTTCGGATAATTTTTCCCGGGTTTTGTCAGATATTATTCTTTTGCTATTTGCCAATCCAATTTTATTTCTGGTTTCTTCGGGTGGGTCCCATCCTAAATTCCCCTCGCCGCCATCCGTTAAATTATAAAGAGAAGTCATTCTTTTATAAGCTGAAATATAAAACATTTCAAGTAAGTTCAATTTTGAATTTGATTCAATTTCACAAAGAATAATCCATTCAAAACTATCTACTCCATATTTATTTAATGCTTTATGGAATCTATAATTTGAACCTCTTTTAGAATCATTTATATGTTGATTTTTCCTGACATGCAAAGTCTTTATTGTTTTACCAATATATACTTCGCCAGTTATTTTATTTTCAGCTTTATAAATAATCATACTTTTTATTCTTCTCTTGCTTTTAACATTGCATCGGCTATTTCATAAGCATCAAATACGCAGTGTTTTAAATCACCATGATACCTATCATTTGCAAATCGGTATTGTATCAACCCATTCATAGCTTTTGCGGCGAAATAATCACGGAGAGACATGCCCTCAGTGCTCATGGGTTCATATCGTTCTCCCAGTATTTGTGGGAATGCCGGGCCGCCATCGTTATTCATTTTTCGATCTCCTTTAAATTTTTAATCATCATTATATACTTTCCATATTCTTTGATTTGTGCCTCTGTATAATTTTCGGATTTTCCAATAGTTTTATAATTTTCAAGCCAATAATCAATAGAATATTCGTGACATCCTATTTTAATTATATCATTTAAAAATTGAAATGTATGCCTTGAGCCTATTATTGTTACGATAGGTAGATTTATGTTTTCGGCTCCACAGAGGTTGGCTCCACGGAGGTTGGTTCCACAGAGGTTGGCTCCACGGAGGTCGGCTCCACGGAGGTTGGCTCCATAGAGGTCGGCTCCATAGAGGTCGGCTCCACGGAGGTCGGCTCCATAGAGGTTGGCTCCATAGAGGTTGGCTCCACGGAGGTTGGCTCCACAGAGGTTGGCTCCACGGAGGTTGGTTCCACAGAGGTTGGCTCCACGGAGGTCGGCTCCACGGAGGTCGGCTCCACGGAGGTTGGTTCCACAGAGGTTGGCTCCATAGAGGTTGGCTCCATAGAGGTCGGCTCCATAGAGGTCGGCTCCACGGAGGTCGGCTCCATAGAGGTTGGCTCCACAGAGGTTGGCTCCACGGAGGTCGGCTCCACGGAGGTCGGCTCCATAGAGGTTGGCTCCATAGAGGTTGGCTCCACGGAGGTTGGCTCCACGATTTTTTTCTAAAGCATCTTTAACCGAAGCATATTCACCAACAATTATAATATTACCGTTAAATCTATTTTTTATTTCTATTTTCATTTTTCATTCCTCCAATTTCTCAACTTTTACAGAAACTTTCCCCGGCTTTACAGAAACACAATCCTGAATTTGCTTAATGTACTTTTTTAATCCTGGGTTGGCAGACATTACAAGTAATCCTGAATATTTTGTTTTATCAAGCTCGAGTTTGGTTCTATGAAACTGCAAATCTTCAGGGAGTGTTTCAGCCAGCTTTCTGTATTTTGCATCATCGAGTTTGTAGGTCATAGGCTGGTTGATTGTGATTTTATAGCCAAAATTTTCAAGGGTTTCCTGACCTTCGGTCTTTTTAAGTTCTGCGCGGTGGAGGGAGAATATTTCTTCTTCAAGTTCGATTCTGCGGGCTGTGGCTTTTTCTTCTTCTTCTTTTGCGGTGAGTAATTGAGCGTAGAGAGTGGTGTCTTTTCCTTTTTTCATTTTTTATCTTTTCCTTTTTTAAAATTTTTCGTTACGATGATTAACCAGTACAAAATATAATTTAAAATGTCAAGAATAAAATAAAAAAAAATAAAGCAGATAAAAAAAATAAAAAATGTTTGACATAATAATTTGCGTGTTGTAATTAAGTGTATATCACCGGTTTATATCTATACCCGAAAGGAGGAACACCGGAAGATGTTTACTGTTATAAGCATAAGACAAAAGCACATTATCCGGGCTTGAAATATAGCCCGGAATCTTTTTTGAAATCAAGGTGAAACGACATGAAAGAACATCCGATATTATTCAGCGGCGAAATGGTAAGGGCAATCCTTGACGGCAGGAAAACGCAGACAAGAAGGATGATAAAAAACGCGGGTCAAGTTTTATCATCTGCCTATAAAGATCATAAATTAAATATCAAAATTGGTGATCGATATATTTCATGCCCGTACGGTCAGCCCGGAGACAGTCTGTGGGTGAGGGAAACATGGGGAATATGCCCTGATTATAATCAAGTAAGATATAGGGCTGACAGAGGTATGGATGCTGAAGCAGTCGGCGGGAAATGGAAACCCTCAATTTACATGAGAAGAGAGTATTCCAGAATTAATCTTGAAATAACAAATATCAGGGTTGAGCGGCTTCAGGATATTGACGAAGCGGATTGTCAACGTGAAGGAATTTACGAGGGAGTGGATTATTCAAAAGGTATAACTTATAAAACGTTATATAAAAATCTTTGGGAAAAAATCAACGGCCCTGGATCATGGGATTTAAATCCATGGGTCTGGGTAGTGGAATTCAAGAGAATATAATAAGGAGAACATAATGCCAGAAGAAAGGGAAACAATTGTCATAAACCAGCCAGTCGATGCGGAGTCGTACCGGAAACTAAAAGCCGCAGCGACCTTACAAAAAAAATCAGTAACTGAGCTTGTTAATAAAGCCGTAATTGAATACGCAGCAAAAATAAAATTATAAAACAGAGGTGCTTCAAATGAGTGAGCACGCTCTTTATAATCTGGCTTGCAATTATGCAGACCAGGGGTTAAAGCTGTTATGGTTTAAACTTGATAAAACTCCAGGCATCGCATGGAGTACAGAATCATCTAATGAGAAAGCGAAGCTACATGACTGGTTTTATCACCTCGAACCAGGACAGCGCAGAATCGGAATAAAAACCGGGCAGGACTCGCGCGGTGTTGTCGTTATAGATATCGATGTAAATAAGAAAAATAAAATTACTGGCATAATAGAAGATCCGCGCTCAGTTGAGGAAAAGAAAGATTACATCCGTGAGAATTACGGTGAACTACCGGAGACTGTAGAAGTCCATACACCCTCCGGCGGCAGACATCTTTATTATATCGCTGACAGACCAGTCGCTACACTGAAAAAGATATTTCCCGGCGATCCGATAGACATTGACTCACGTGGAGACGGCGGCGTTGTTGTCGCACCGGATGAGATGCATTACATAACAGATGGGGAATTCCATATCTCAAACATGGCCCCGCTTCCGGAATGGCTTTATGACATCCTGGCCCGGAGAAATCCTCTTACGCGCAATAAAACAGAATACACCGGAGAGATACCGCTTATCCCAGAAATGGAAGTCGCAATATCTGATGCGCTCAAATATCTCGATTATTCCGACCGGGACATCTGGATTAAAACGGGCCATGCGGTAAAGAGCCTTAACTCTGATGATGCCAAAAAGTTATGGCTTGAATGGGGCCAGCAGCATTCTACTTTTGACCCGAACTACACCGAGCGCACATGGGAATCCCTTCACCCTTCAGAAATAAATATCGCTACATTATTTTATGATGCAAAAGAAAAAGGATATACTCCGGATGAGTTTTCTACTGACAATATAATCAAAGAACAGGAGCGTAAAGTTTTATCTGACAAACCCCGTTATAAAATCCTTACCGCTAAAGATGCGTTTATGCCTCGCCCCCCGCTGCAATGGATTGTTAAAGATTTAATCTTAGAGAACTCACTCAGTATGATCGTTGGTGATGCCGGAGTTGGTAAAACATATGTGGCTCTTGACATTGCTGTAGCAATTGCTGAAGGTCAGGCATGGCTGGGCCGGGAGGTAATACAGGGGAATGTGCTGGTTATAGATGAGGAGTCAGGGGAAAACCGCTTATCAATCAGGCTTAAAAAAATAATTGTCGGTCATAATGGGACTGAAGAAACGCCGATAAATTACATGTCATACCAGGGAGTTGATTTAAAAAATGGCCTCGATACTTTGGAGCTTGAAAATGTGATTATCGAACATGAAATTAAATTTATCGTTATAGACGCGCTGATGGAAGTTGCACAGGGAGTGGATGAAAATTCTGCAAAAGAAATGCTACCGATATTGCATACTCTCAACAAAATAAAAGAGCGGATTAAAGTCACATTTTTTGTAATACATCATGCCTCAAAGTCCGGGGAGAATTATCGTGGTTCTTCAGCAATCAAGGGAGCCGTTGACTCGATGTTCATTGTCACCAAAACAAAATCAGAGGGGACTATAAAATTTGAATCAATAAAAATCCGTGACGGGGAGCCGGTGTCATTCAAAGCTGATTTAAAATTTTCCGATTATGATTTTAGAATTGAACCAAATGACGAAAAAGATACAAAATTAAAACGGGAATTCAAGCAAGTTCATATTAACATACTGAAATATATCTCTGAAAATGGGGAAGTTCACACCGAAGACCTGCGGGAAAACATCCCAGGCGAGTGGAAAAATGTCAAAAAAATGATAGATAAAATGGATGAATTTGTCATTTCAAGGGCCTGCGGAAGCAATACAAAACAGGGATGTTACTACTCAATTCATCCCGAAAAACATCTTGAAGTTAAGATGATAATTTCTAAAAAACACCGTATTGGCGCAAATGATGAAAATGATAATTTTGATGACAGTTAATATTGTAAAATCCTCTCTCCCTTTAGGGCGAGAAAAGGGAGAGAGGGGGAGAGAAAAAGTCTTAGTTTTCTCTCTCTCCCCCCCCCTATATTTATATAGGGGGAAGAGGGAGAGAGAGAGAAAGACCGGGAAAATAATTGACAAAACAGATTTTTATAAATCATAAAATACAGGAGTAAAAAACATGAAAAGTGATAAAATAGAGCAAATGAACAAAAATATAATAAATGTCATAAATGGCTATGGGGTGGAATTATGACAGACGGCAGCAGGAAATTAACAGTTGAATTTGAAATGAGCCCGGATTCACTATCCGGAAAATGTTTAACTCCATGTCCACACGGAAAAGACTATAAAGTCCATAGTGTCGCATGTGAAAAGTGTGAACATTATTTTGGGCTGGTCGATGGCAGTATGAATATAATAAAATGCACCGGGGCAAGGATAAAGGACAATGGCTGAAGCTAAAGAAAAAAAACTTACTGAAAAAGAAGCGGCTTTTATCGGGGAGTATCTCATTGACTTCAATGCCACGCAGGCATCCATCAAGAGCGAATAAATTATTAAATTATGTTTCATAATATATCAAAATAAGAAATTACTTGACAATTTCAATATTCAGAGTTTAATTAAATCATGGAAAATAAAGAAATAATAAATAATATTAAAACATCCTCTATTATACCTTATGAGAGAAACGCCCGTAAAAATGATAATGCAGTTAAAGAAGTTGTTAAAAGCATTGAGCGCACCGGCTATAGAACACCGATTATAATAGATGAGAACAATGTTATACTTTGCGGTCATACCAGATTAAAGGCAATTCAGAAACTTGGATGGAAAGAGATTCCTTTTGTTGTTCAATATAAGGATTTAACTGAAGAACAAAAACAAGAATATAGAATCAGGGATAATAAAACCGGAGAAATTGCAGAGTGGGATTTTGAAATATTAGAGGCTGACTTTACATCCGATCAGTTAATAGATTTTGGATTTGATATAAAAGATTTAACTCAACCTGAAGTTATAGAAGACGAGGCTCCACCGCCGCCGGAAATAGCCCGAACAGTTAAGGGTGATATATATACTCTTGGTAATCATCGGGTTATGTGCGGCGATTCGACAATGATAGACGATGTGGAAAGGCTTATGGATGGAAAGAAGGCTAACATGATGTTTACTGATCCACCATATTTAATGGACTTCAAGGGTAATGTTCATGCCGATGGGAGTAAAAGTTTTAATGCTAAACATGGTCAAATTAAAAACGATAAAATGTCTAAGGATCAAGGTATAGAATTTATAGATAGTATAATAAAATCAGCTTATTCATTTGTCAATGGTGCTTTTTATATTTGTTTTTACAGACTCGGCATACACTATATAATAAATGCGTTACATAATAATTCACTTGATTATAAAGCTATTATAATATGGGATAAAGGCAACCACACTTTAAGTAATAGCGATTATATGAGCAAATACGAGCCTATAATTTACGGATGGTTTGGAGAGCATAAGTTTTACGGAGATAGGTCTAATTTTGATATATGGAGTATTAAAAGAACTTCAAAAAATGAACTGCATCCCACGATGAAGCCTATTGAATTATGTTCAAAAGCTGTGGGAAATAGCAGTGAACACAACGGAATTGTCTTAGACTTATTTATCGGTTCGGGCTCAACTTTAATAGCTTGCGAACAAACAAACCGTATATGTTACGGCATGGAATTAGACGAGAAATACTGTGATGTAGTAATACAAAGATGGGTCAATTTTACAGGTATTACTAAAATATTATTAAATGGGCAAGAAATAGAATGGCCGGTCGACAAGAAAATTTAAAACCTTTAACCACGGAGAAAGCACGGGAAATAGGTTCTAAAGGTGGCAAAGCGTCAGTTAAAGCCCGTAAAGAAAAGAAACTAATGTCACAAATAATGGCGGAGTTTCTTGATAAAGACCACGAAATATTAAGCAAAGACGGTTTAAAAGAAAAAATAAGCGGCAGTCAACTAATATCACGGGTAATGTCAAAAGTATTATCAAGAGGGGATTCAGCCTCCGTTCAACTTATTAAAGCAATCCATGAAGCCACAGAAGGGCAAAAAATAAACTTTGATGTCAACTCCCCTATCAATATTATAATTGAAGGTGTAGAGCCTGAACCTGATAGCGAACAGAATTAAAATCCCCTCTAAGCTTAAAGTTCTTTTCTCTACAATTAAGCGATACATTGTTATATACGGGGGTCGCGGTTCCGGGAAATCTCATACAGTCGCTACATTCCTACTTGTTAAATCTCTTGCTACAAAATGCCGTATTCTTTGTACAAGGGAGATACAAAATTCAATCCGGGATTCTGTATGGAAACTGCTTACCGAAAAGATATATGAGTATAAATGGGATGCTTATTTCAAGATAACTGAAAATTCGATTGTCTGTGTTCGTACCGGCTCAGAGTTTATTTTCAAGGGTTTAAGAGGTAATGCTCAAGATATAAAGTCAACTGAAGGAATTGACTATTGCTGGGTAGAAGAGGCCCAGACGGTCAGTCGTAAATCTCTTGAAGTGCTTATCCCTACAATCAGAAAAGACGGCAGCCAGATTATATTTACATATAACCCTTTAACTGAAGAAGACCCGATTCACGCAGATTACACAATGGTTGAACGGGATGACACTTTAAAGATATTTATTAACTGGAGAGATAATCCGTGGTTTCCTGAAGTTCTCCGGGCCGATCTTGAATACGATAAAAAGACCAATATTACAAAATATCTGCATATCTGGGAAGGCCATTGTGTAGCTTATGAGAACGATCAGATCGGAGCTTTTCAATTAGTCCCGGAATGGAAATGTCAGTATGCAGTCGCTTTTATAGACCCTTCATTTTCGGACAGAACAGGGACTGATTCAACCGCTGCGGCTATTGCCGGAGTGCATGATGATTTAATAATTTTTACGGGGATGTTATGGCCAAAGTCAATTTCTAATCCTGATGTCAGGCGAGAGCTTCTTGATTTTTTAAATATCTATACACCGATTGAGACTGTCTTTGAATCGCAGCTTTCCGACTCGGCAGTTTTTTTCCTGGATGTCTTGAAGAGTGAAGAACGCATTTATACTGTAAAAAATCTGTGGACCGTGAAGCATCAAAGCAGGGGAAAGCATGAGAGAATTATGTCAACAGTCGGAGTGCAGAAAGGGAATATGAGAATGCTCGAAGGTACTCAGCAGGCATTTAGCCTTGAGGTCAGCAGGTACCGCAAAGACATTGAGCACGATGACGCCCCAGATGCCTTAGCCGGTGCAATTGAAGCACTGGGAACGTCCGACATTGTTGCAGAATATGCCAAAGCGGTTGAGATTATGAGGAGGCGGTAACTATGAATATAATTTACAAATGGAATGATGAATCTACATACACAGGAGGGAACCCGCCAAGGCAATATAAAAAGGGTGACATTGTTCCGTTACATATATTTCCCCCGAACATTTTAAAGCAACATATGATGTATAACAGGATTATAAAATGTGAACCTCGGCAAATCCCCGATGTTACCCTCTCAATCTCCGTTATGGCCCATCCTTCACGGGACAGCTTTTTTCAGGGATTGCGGGATAAGCTCGGTGATGTGCCTTTTTCAATAGATCAGAATAACAATCTTATAGAGAACTGCAAAGCTGCATGGCGGTTGCACGACACTAAAGCAGACTTCCATGTAGTTATCCAGGATGACGCAATTGTCTGTCACAACTTTAAAGAAAGGGCTATCAGATTTATTACAGAAAAGGAATCTGAACGAGTTGCCTATGGTCTCCCTGTTCAGGGGTATAATTTTTTTTATCGCGGGGAATATCCTCCGGAGAAAATGAGAGAGTTTGAAAAACAGGGATGTCTGTATGAAGGCCGGAACCGGGGAGGAGTGGCAATTTGTCTCCCGGTAAACCAGATTGAAAACATGCTTGAATTTTTCGATACGCTTGAAAATAGACATGATGACGAACGGATTTCACAATGGATAATCAAAAATAAGTTCCGGATGTGTTTTCCTCTCCCCTCTCTTATTGACCATAATGACCATAACCCGAGTATCGCAGGGAACCGGCCAGCAGTAATCAGGCAGGCGTGGAAATTCATAGATAACGAAAAGAAGATAATCCCGAAAATTATCCATCAATTATGGATCGGGCCGAAGCCTCCCCCGCTTAAATGGATGGCCTCATGGAGGGAAAAGAATCCGGGCTGGCTTTACAGACTATGGGATATGAACGCAATAAACAATTACAGATTTATAAATCAGCGGCATATTGATTTTTACCTTAAGCAAGGGATCTGGCACGGAGTTAAAGATGTCTGCCAGTATGAGATTTTATATAATGAGGGTGGAGCTTTCTTTGACGCTGATACTGAATGTGTATATCCAATAAATGAATTATTTGACGAAGAGCATGACGCATATTCTTACTGGGAAAATGAAGAGGTACGTCCGGGGCTTATCCAGCCGCTTATAGCTGCGGTCAAGGGGTCTCAGTTTGCCAAAGAGCTTATTGATGGGCTTGCGCATAAGCCGGTTGGAGGTGTTCCATGGAAAACGACAGGGAACCAGTATGTCGGGGAAATGTTCAGGAAGACCTCTGCAAATGTGAAAATATTTCCCAGCGGTTATTTTAACCCAGAGCATTACACCGGGAATAAATCACAGGCAGATAAAGTATATGCCCGTCATTATTTTGGCAGTACCGACCCAAAAGCCAATACATACAAAAAAGGGATTTTAAGTGAGGTTCCGAAAATCATTCATCAATTATGGATAGGACCCGAACCCATGCCAGGGAAATGGATGAACACATGGAAAGAAAAACATCCGGACTGGGAATACCGGCTATGGACAGAAAAAGAATTGTCAGAAGTAGAATGGAAAAATCAGAGGTGGATTGATTATTATCTCAGTAATGAAATATGGAGTGGCGCAAAAAACATTTATCAGTATGAAATTCTTTTTAATTATGGTGGGGTTTTTGTTGATGCGGACACCGAATGCCTTGAATCTATAGATGAATTGTTGAATAGTGGACACGATGCTTATTCATATTTTGAGAATGAAGTCACACGTCCGGGGTATGTGCAACCTGTACTTGCAGCGATTAAAGGTTCAAAATTTGTTGAGGAACTGATCAATGATATAAACATTAAGCCGATTGTCGAAATTGAGCAGTCATATATTGCAACTGGTAATAAATATATGGGGGACATGGCCAGGCTTACAAAACAGGATATTAAGATTTTCCCGAGTTACATGTTTAATCCTGAACACTTCACAGGGGAAAAGTATTCTGGCGAGGAAAAAATTTATGCTCGACATTTCTTCGGTTCTACTGTAGAAAATACATACGCGAAGGGGGTTTGATATATGCCAGTTGAAAAAATAATAGCAGCACATCCACAGACGATCTCGACAATGGTGAACATTGAGAGCATGCGATATATTCTTGATAATTTTTATTCAGTTATGGGGATTCCTGGGGATGTGGTTGAGCTGGGATGCAATGTCGGGACTACCTCCCTTTATATCAGGCGGCTCCTCAACATGCTTGGGTCTGGCAAAGAGTTTCATGTTTACGATTCTTTTGAAGGCCTCCCGGATGCGAACGAACATGACGGCAATCCTCCGCGACTGAATAAAGGGAACCTGGCAAAAGAACAATCTTCATTCGAAAAATCATTCTCTGACGCAGGCCTTGAGTTCCCGGTAATCCATAAAGGTTTTTTTGCAGACATCCCTGATAATGAATATCCTGATAAAATCTGTTTTGCATTTTTTGATGGTGATTTTTATTCATCAATCATTGATAGTTTCTGCAAAGTTTATCATAAGATGTCAAAAGGTGGGGTTATAATTGTGCATGATTACTACGGGGCTGAGCTTCCGGGTGTTAAAATAGCCTGTGAGTATTTTCTTGCGGATAAACCGGAAAAAGTTTGTGAGGTAGTCCGGGGCATGGCAAAAATCATAAAGGAGTAATGACATGCAATTACTTTTCGGTGTCAAGTCTGCAAAATATGAAGATGGCACAAGCCTTGCCGATGTTATGACATGGAATCATTATGGCACGGAAACAATACCGCCGCGTCCAGTTCTGCGTATAGCCGCTGAGAATGTATTGGCGAACAATGAGAAAATTAAAAAAGCTCTTAATGCTTATTTTGAGAATATACTTGAAAATCCGAATGGAGCGGCTGAAGATGAAAAAGAAATGTTACGTAAAATTGGTGTTCAGGTTATCAAAGAGGCTCGGGCAATTATTGCAGCCGGAAACGAGCTCCAGGAAAACGCACCGGGAACAGTCAGGAAAAAAGGATTTGATAAACCGCTATATGAAACAGGTCTTTTGCTTAAAAATTTAGGTTACGATTATGAAGATTGAGGAGAGATAAAGCTATGAACCAGAATCCATATAAACTGCTTGCCACAATGGTTGATGCCGTGGAAAAGATGGCGTTACTGCCGCAGAATGAGGTTATAAATAATCAGGGACTTGTAGCTGAAATTAAAAATGCTTTTTCGGCTCATAGCATAGACTCCATCATAAACTCAGCACAAAGAGAAATTCAGGAGTTCAGGAATAATCAGGCGCAGAACACCGCGAACTACACGGACTTACTTAGCATATACGCGCAGCGGGAAACAGAAAGACTGCAAAACGCACCGGGGAAAGCGTATGAAACGATGATTATAAACGCCGATGATAAAGAAGGGTTTGTCCCTGCTCCGGCAACTGCTCAGAATAGTAAAGTCGAAAAAGACTTTGAGACTGTTTATAATACTGTCTTTGCGGATGGAGCTTTAAAAATAAACGTCCCCGGAGATCCTTCAACTCTTATGAGTTACATCAATTACACTCCTTACCGGATAAATTATATTGAATACCTGTCAATGCCGACATTATCCGAAATGGTTGATAGGCCACTTGCAATCGCGTTAAAGAAATTCCCGAAGGTGAAATCTAAAGACAAGAAATTCAATGAAGCGGTTGAGAAGCTGATTCATAAACATAAAATAAAGCATGTAATAAAGGATGCGATGTTTTATAGCTTGCTTTCTCCTCGTGGTTCTCTTGTCGTGCCTATTCAGCGCGGGGATTCTGTGAGCTTCAATGTTTTTAATGACACTCAATTTGCTTATGCTATGGGGAGCAGTTATTCAGGCATCACACAGCCCTATAGCCCCGTGAAAGTTGGGACTTTATATTGCATGGGGGCGAAGTTGAAACATGGGGTTTCCGCTTTCTTCACTTGTCCGGGGTTTGAACCTCTTTTTGGTGTGGGATTAAACAGATTGCCACAATTCAGGACAGCAGCAGAAGCATGGAATATTTATATTCACATCCTGAAAATACTACTTGTTCGTGCCCAGGTTATAATTGAGAAAATGGAAGGGGACATCCAGACGGATACAATGCTGTCAAAGATGCGTTCGCAGCTACAGCGACTCTCTCAGACTATGGGTGTTAGCACTCCGATAGAACAGGCGCGGGGGATGGAGCTTGATATTCTGAATAATAATATCGGGCCCGGTACTGCGGATGTCGCCGAGGTATTTAAAGATTATGTAGGTTCTATTACAGGCATAGCCCCCGAATACTTTTTCGGTGGCGGTAATTCTGCATACAGCCAGGCCGCTTTCCAGATACATGTAACGAATGAGAATATTAAATCACAGTACCAGGACGGGGAAATCGAGCCACTTCTCAGATTTATGGTAAATGTAATGATCCAGTATGATAAAGAGCTTGCAGGAATGGGAGTTCAGGAAGATGATTTTAAAATTGAGTTTGATAATTTGTATGATGAAACCGAGCAGGAAAAAGCAGAATTGCATTCAAAGAAAACTGAAACACTGATCAGACAATTTGAATATCCTGAGCTTCAGGAGGCTTTTAAAAAAGAGGGATTGCTCAATGAAGAAATAAAGCTCCCTGAGATTGAAGAGACCGAACTGGATGAAGGCGCAGGTGGAGGGGATGAGGGCAGTAAATCTGTACTTACAAGGCCGTTGGCATAAAATAAAAGGAGATTATAATGAGCGGGAAGAGCACAAAGCTGAATAAAAGAATTATAAAAAGACAGGCGGGGAAATATTACAGGAAAGGCATGAACCAAATGTTTGAGATCGCGTATGGCTGTAATTTATGGGGCAGGATTAAGATTGCCTGTGATATAATTTTTAAAAGGGCATAATGCTTAACATCTTTGAAAAATTTGCCCCCCGGTGGAGGTCTGCGGTTGTTAAATATGCCCATGCAGTATGGACAAATAAAGTCACATGGAAAACCGAAGGGGAGTTCAACAGGCGTAAAAATCTATTTGCTAAAGAGTACCGCTATGCTATGGAAAAGCATTATGATAAAAAAGGGATGAAAGTTTATCGCGGAACTCTTGACGGATATGTTTTTGAATGGCTGGCGAAGCAGGAGGCTTTAAAAGAGACCTTAAAAGCGGTTGCTGAAGAGAAACAGGACAAACTCGTAAAGGATGCGCTTGAAAGCCTGAAAGATACAAAAGACGCACAGAAAGTTATAGATAAAATTTATGGTGCCAAAGAAAATGAGGAGGTTTATAAGGTTTTTTCTTTCAAGGATAATTTTGAAGCCTTTTCCCGTCAGCAAGGAGACGAAGAGGCGTATAATCTTGGAACCGGGATGAATGAGGGTATTATAAAACAATTCAGTGACCGTTATTTTTGGAAAACGCAAAAAGACCGGAAAGTCAGGCCTACGCATGAGATGTTACAAGGGAAATGCTTTCTGTTTTCAGATCCTCCAACAACAATTGATAAATACGGGAATCGGCATACCGGTAATCCCGGTACTGATTACGGGTGCAGATGTTGGGCTGAACGCGCTCCGGAGAGAGAAAAGCCGCTCCGAAATTATATAGTCAAGGAATCTCAAAGGCATAAAAAATAAATTATTGACAAAATATTTTAAATGTGAAAGGAGTATTGTATGAATATCAAGGAGATAAAATCATGTTTGATATAACACCGATGTTAAATCAGTCTTTCGGGACTTTTGCTACTGTTAAGAATGCGGGAGTAAAAAATACTACAGAATGGATAAGTGCTGATGCAACTGTTGAATTTGATGACAATAAAAAGAACTGGCCTAAAATTGGAGATATAGTTCGCCCTATTGGTATTCCTGGAAAATGGAGGGTAATCAAAACGAATTATAAACCTGATGACCATAATATAGAAATAGAAAAATTATGAAAATAAATTCACTCATAAGATATTTATTTCATAAGCCCGCCGCAATAGTCAGGAACGATGCCGGGGAAAGGATTGAGTCTTTGCGATTCACAGTGCCTGCTCTCCGGGTCGGGGTTCTTGAATACGCACCGGGCCAGCTTACTACAGGGAATAAGAAACTTGACGGTAAGACCGTAAAACTTTATTATCCCCCGGAATCTGTTTCCGATGAGAAATTCCTGAAATCTCTTGAGACTGCCCCGGTTGTTGTCGGCAGTCATGAAACCACTACAAACGAGAACAACAAGAAGATTGACGGATGGGCGCATACTGTAAGTTTCGATGGCTCACAGGGCGCGGCCATGATTGCGGGTGTAGTCAAAGGGACTAAAGAGGTTGCGTATATTAAAGGCAATTTAAAACAGAAAGATTTCGGGGCCTCCGCTTTTGTTGACATTTACAATATGGAAATTAAATCAGGTGTAACTCCTGACGGGCAGGAATATAACGCCATAGCGAGAGATTTGCGCGCCACGCATGTGGCCTTGGCTCCCCATGTGCGAGACCCTGAAAACAAAATTAAGGTTACAAACGCGGTCGTTTTTAACGCTGCGGGAAATTATAAAAGCGAGGATAAAGGTGAAAAGATGGCAGAAATGACGCCCGAACAAATAGCCGCAATCGTTAAAAATGCGGTTGATGAAGCCCTTGCAGCTAAGAACGCGGAAGACCGCATGAAAGAGCTGGAAGATGAGAACAAAGAGCTGAAAGCTGAAAACTCAAAGCTCAAAAATGCCTGTTCTAAAAACTCTGAGGATGAAGAGAAAAAAGAGGACAAAAAAGAAGAGGCCGAAAACTCTGAAGAAGAAAAAGAGAAAAAAGCGGAAGAAGACAAGGAAGATGCAACGCTTGAAAATGCGAAGCCGACTCAGGAGCTTGTCAAGGCTGTTGGGACTGCAATGAACATCGACTTTGGCAGCAAAACGCCGTCTTTTAAAACTCTGGCTGGAATGCTCGGCATAAAAGAGGATGATCCGGCTCTCAGGATTGCAGCGGTAAACGCCAAATTCAACGAGCTTGTATCAGACAAAAAAGCGGAAGTTAAAAATACTCAATCTGTGGAGGTGTTCTAATGCCCGGATTAACACTTGGTATCGGGGAAACCAACCCCAAACGTGGCGCGGTCCAGTTTGACGGCCGCAGAATTGACGGCGTGCCTTTTGTAATTCCGTCAACATCAGAAATCACCTCGGCCCCGGTGGGTTCGGTCGTAACCCTCCAGGAATTTGCATCAATCGGTCAGAAAATAGTTCTTGGCGCGAATGCTTATACAGACGGCAGCGGGAATACTTATTCAATCCTTGCGATTGGCTTCCTTGAGGCTGCTTCACAGGCAAGCGCAACGATTGATCAGACGGTCGGCGAATACGCAACCGGCGACATGGTGGCTATGGTAAGCGACATAGACGCAGTTGCGATGGTGCCTATGGTCACAGGCCAGAACCCTACTTCTGGCACTGGTGCGTATGTGGATTATGAGGGCAGGCTTTCCAATGAGACTGCATCTTCAGAGGTCGGTAACGTTGCATTCCCCGGAGTCGTATTTTTCACCACTCCCGGTGTACAGCTCTCAGGACAGCTTAAAAGCGGGTACTGTTTTGCAAAACTCACAAAGACGATGATAGGATAAGAGGTAAAAATAAATGAAAAGAATAACATCATCTCAGATTGCAGAACAGAATTTCAGGAACTGGCTTGTAGTCCGTAACGGATACGCCAGGTCAAAAGAGGCAGAAGGCCTCAAAGTTGTAAATGAAATTGATGGCCGCAGGGAATATGTGGCACTGCATAACGCTCTCCTTGCAGTTGCCAATCCTGCGGCTGAAGCTCATAATGCCGCATTTAAAGACCTTCAGGCAAAGTTCGGAGGGGCCTCCATTGATCATGTAGTCGATATGGCGCATGGTCTCCGTGGAACTCTGAACGGTATCGCGAGGAACGCAATAAAAGCCGGATGCTCTGTAGAGAATGCGGAAGCAACCGCACTTAACGCATATTTCGGTAACCCGGGTTATGACCAGTTTGCAGGGCTCAACCAGCTTGCCGAACAGCTTTTCGAGCAACTCACTTTCTTCCAGTCTTTTATTGAGGAAGGCGATGCAGTACAACTTGCTGCGGAAGTAGGAGCATCAGCTGGTGCAATATCAAGGTTCAGAATACCCAGGATCGAAAGTTCCGGCTCAGCCAAGGGCAGACAGGGAGACCTTAACCCCTATGGAGATGACAGGAATTACAGTAACAACCTCGCGCAGATTTCGCTCCTGAATGAGTTTAAAACCGCTCATACAGAAAGTCAGGGTTTTATAATTGAAATGGAACAGCAGGAAGCACTTCTCGGCTATGCCCGTTCAATCGCTCCGGCTCTGGCGGGGTTCATTCTTCAGAACCAGCTTTTCAAAGTGATAGAACAGCAGATCATGCAGTCAGCGGAAAGGATTTTCGTTGATGGATGGGGTTCATCTTCTTTCGACGGTGAGACAGGTCAGTACGGTATAATTTCACCTTCGATCATGCTTGCTCTTGCTTCTGCGGGTGCGGCGTCTCCTCTGCTTGCATCAGCCGCAGACTGGGCCGCTAACCCGACAACCCTTATTCAGCAGATTACAAACCTGAATTATAAACCGGCAGATATTACAAAACCGCTCCCATCTAATGCGGACGCAACAAATGTTTATAAAGACGTTGTAAGACTTTTTAATCTCATAGCTCTTACAAACGTTGCAACAAGCGGGAAGGTTGTTCTTTATGTTCCTACTTCATATTATGCAATAGGTGTCGAGTATTTGGGAACAGGTACATTTAACAGGATGTTGCATGAAGCAATAGAAAAGGCTACAGGTGGAACAATTAAGAATATCGAGATTAAGGCTTCCGGTCTGCTCAATGCCCGTACAAACTCATTCGGAGCGCAGCAGTACAATCATATCGTTGCCGTTGTTCACGGTGCACCTACAGGCCGGAAGGGCATAGTGTCTCCGATGGCTACAGCTACGCCAAGGATTACAACCGGTGTGGTAAGTGAGCAGCGTTCATCTTATGCTGCGGCTCTTACTTTCGGCGGGCCTATGGTCATACAGCGCGGCCAGGTTTTTGACCTTGTATTCAGCGTGCAGGCTTAATTAAAATGGTGTATTCAGTTTCAGATTTTATAACCTCCTTGACGGTACGGCTGGACAATCCAGCCGTCACCGTTTTACAATTAACGGAGTATATAACATCTGCACAAAGAGAGGTTGATTCCGCTAATTATTCGGAGAATGATTATATCGAACAGG